CTAGCATAATGTTTCCAAAAATCCAAGCTGTGAGACAGCATGAGTTTGAAGGCTGTTTATGGGATTCACATGTTGCTGATAAAATAGTGGCAAAATTTTTAAATACTTCAATTAAAGGTGTTGGATTAAGAGAAGCAAGAGATCGATACGTGTACTCATCTGCAAAAGCGACTCAAAATTTAATTGATAAAATAGCTAAGGCTATTGTTTTAGGCGAACCTGTTCAAGGTGATTTTAATGCGTAAAATTTATTTAATACGTGCGATGCGCTATGACATTGCACGAGAGATTGCGGCATCATTTGGCTTGAGACAATGTGCCTGGCACTATATCAGTGATAGAGAGGAACTTCAGCCACCATTTGGGTTACCACGTGGTTATAAGTGGACAGACGCTATTCCATTAAAGAGACGGAAAGCCGACGACTATACGCTAGAGATTGCAGAACAGCGTTGGGCTGAGGAAATTGCACGGTATTTTGGAGAGCATTGAGATGAGCGACCACATGCAACAAGACCTTCGACCTGAGGATTTAAGAGTCGATGTAATATTTAGTCGTCATTGGAATTTAAGACCGAATGGCATTAAGATTACGCATTTGCCAAGTGGTCAAGCGTTTGTTAGTGATGACCAGCGATCAGAGGCTGCTAACAGAGCTAAGTGCCACGATATGTTACGTGAGTTTTTAAAGACTTGGAAGCCAATAACCATTGAAGAAGAGTTCGATGCTTTGCCAGAAGACACAAAGCAAAAATTCTATGATTTAGTATCTGATACGCTTGATGGCTTTTTATGGTGTAACAGAGTATGGGAAGCTTGGTACGTGGGAACGATGTCTCAAGATGACTTCTCTCCAGCTGGCGATGATCCAGATGTTATTCATCGACACGCTGTCGCAGCATATAAATTACATAAGGAATTAAAATGAACGAAAAGATATTTTACGCTGGGGTAAGAGACAAGAAGCTTTATCCAATTCAAGGAATGGACATCCTAGTTATGGATGGAAATGTCTACGATCGATGCTGCCAACGTGGGAAAAATACAAAGTGGCGTAAGGCTTATATGCTTCCACGTAATGTGCAGAAATTAGGGACTGAGACTAAGGCGGGAGAGACGTGGCCACTTAAAATCAAGTATCGCGGATATGTACTAGATCTGATAACTGATAGTAGAATAGTAAACAGATCAGGTCCAAAGTGAGAAAATAAAATGCAAGACGTAAAAATGGTTACAGCTACATTCCAAGGCGGATGGGGTGAAGATTTTTGTGATGAGCTGAAAATTTTCGTGAAAGAGCAAGACGACTATAGTCGTAAATCATTTTGGTGCAGACCTGAATCTAAAAAATCCATGACTGAAGATCAGTGGAAAGAATTCATTGAAACTGAAGAATTTGCAAAAATGCAATACTATGGTGCGCAAACGGTTACAATGCAATACGAAGACTTTATTGATGTTAAATTTGCAATGAAAGATGAATCAAGATTGCGCTCTAATTCAGTTTTTAAACTTAAAGTTAGTCCACCACAAGCCAACATATTTGGTATGATTGAAGCGCATACAGCGCTCCTGAATAAACAATTTGAGCAGCTAACTAAGTTCAGCTCACAGCAATTCAATGAAAAATGCAACGTGCCTAATTACGACACTTCGATGCAATTCATTAATCAGATTTTATTGCTTGAAGACTGTTGCTCAGATTATTTACAGCTCGCGCTAAGCGACGGCTGGAGAATTATCGCAATTAGTCCACAACCAGATCAACGACGACCTGATTATATTTTAGGTCGACATACGGACAATCCAACAACGTCTGCTTTACGCAGCTTGGAGAGGTAAAATGTGCATCTGGTGCGAAGTGTTTGGTCTTAAGCACGTAAATCGTGTTGAACCACAAGAGGGAATGCGTGGATATAACGAAGAGCTTGGAATGAACTTCGAAATCCACGATAAACAAGAGAATTTTCACAGAGTTCATTCAAATGATGGTGAATGGTATGCTATTCGTAGCGACAAAATAACGGTGCTTTTATCGTGAATTAAACACTAATCATCATATATCAAAAGCGTGTACAAGTTGCACGCTTTTTTGTATTATATACTTATAGCAAATACTAAATAACAGGAGAGTCGCTATGTCAGTCAATACAGTTTTAATCTATAAGCCAAAGGGCGAAGCGCTTGGTTTCAAAGTACCAAATACAGTGCGTGAGCAAATTATTGAGGTTGTGGACTTTTTAGAAAGTCTCAATTTTAAGCTCACAGCGTTCCGTGTCATTGTAAACAAAGCCGTAGATGTTGAATACACGAACGATACGGGTACATTAACTCAGCATTTTGTGATGATGCCAAACAATACTGTTTATCAAGAAAATGGTAAGCCTATATGTCGGACAAAAGGGATGTGGGAATCTAACGGTTTTTACTTCGACAATTCAGATGAGATGTTTGAAAGCGCAGACGAAATTCATGTTTTAAATGTTCAAGAATATGACGCTGTTGAAGCTTTACGCGGAATTCTAGAATGGTGCCGTAGTGCAGGAGTTTGTTTAGATAATTTTGGAATGGGCGGAGAAGGTATCTACTCTATTACGACCGATGGATATGAGTCTGAAGAATTCGGACGCAATGATTACGTTTTCCAAAATGAGCAAGGTCAATTCGAGGTGTGTACTAAAGAGAATCTTGAAAGCAAAGGATATACGTTCCAAGATGATCGTCCGTTTTAATCTATTAGTGGTTCCAGTTTCAACTTGTATATTATGGGTTGCAGTCATGTTATTATACACGATTGCAAACCCTCGATTAGATTGCGATATAGGAGCAACAAGCAATGAAATCAGATTTATGGGCGATTTTCGGTTTTACAATGATTGTAGTCATGGCGCTAAGTTCTGGGTTCGTGATGTTGAATGAGTTTAACTTGGTCGCTGGATCTCCAGGACCTTACTTAAATAGTGATACACATTTAAATGCGTACAGGGTTCTATTAACCGCTCTAACTGGTTTTGTGGTAGCCACTGTTAATATCATGGCTGCAGGTAAAAAATAGGAGAAGTCATATGGTTACAAAAGCTTTCTATGGCGTTGAAGCTCAGAGTTATTCTGATCACGACTTAGAAGATTTTCACCAACTGCTAGCTGTGAAAATTATGCACAGTCCAAAGCGTTGGAATCTTGTTAAATATGTGTACCGTGATCTTGAAGAAACGGAAAGAACAGACCACAGTAAAAGATTCGTCATTGTCTTTAATTCAATTGTTTCACAAGAAGAAATCGATGAATTCTTAGAGCCATTCTGCCAAATGGAATTAACATCGTTTTATGGACTTGAGCTATGACTAATGTACCAATCGTTGACGAAAAGAGTCAAGTTGTGGGGAAACGAAACAGGCACAACAGAAAACGGCGTGCTTTAAAATACAATAAACCATACCTAGCCTACTGTGAAAACTGTCAAGCGCCTCGTGAATTTTCAGCATTGAAGAAATGCGAAAAATGCAAGAAAATTGATGTAAATCATCAATAAATTGACCGCTCTGATTTCGTTCTTATACTGGCAACTATACTGTTATTTTTATTTGATAAAAATCAGAGCGGTAACAATTCGACCATGGTGATAAATGCTATGAATATCAATAATTTACCGCTCTGATTTAATTATAATAGATTTATACTGGCAACTACACGTATACAAATAAAATCAGAGCGGTAAATTATTGGACAAAAACATTGAATTTGTGAAATAAATGTTAGTTTTTTAATATATAATAGATTCATTAAAAGGAAAGTCAAATGCTCAATATATTTAATTGGTTTAAGCCAAAGAAATCTCCAGTACAAGCACGCATAGCTGTGTTTGAAAACATATATTCAAGTCTTTTACAAGATTGGAAGGAATACGCGGACATTGACAAGTGTTCACTTACAATCGACGTATCTCAATTTTCAGAGCCGTTAGATGAATGGATTAGAGTTATCAATAACAGCCTCCACATCTATAATAAAGTCGTATTTTATCTGGAAGCGTCCAGTACAACTGAATACGGATTTTTATCGTGTAAGGAAGTTTTAACAGTTAAACTGACAGAACCACCTCACATTCTTACAGGGTCTATTAAAGCTTAGGAGGCATTGTGGCTCGTATCAACGAAGAAGAAATTTCATATTTAATGTTACTTTCAAAATTGCTTAAAGCAGCGCTAAAGGACGATCGTACTGGGACCGGGACATCCGAAATTTTTGGACATCAGATGCGTTTCGATCTATCGAAAGGTTTCCCATTGCTTACGACAAAGAAAGTACACTTTAAATCTATTGCAATTGAACTACTTTGGTTTCTCAAAGGGGATACTAATATACGTTATTTACTTCAACATGGTTGTACCATCTGGACGGAATGGCGTTACAAGCAATATGTAAAAGATTATATAAATGATCCTTTGGGTTATTTAACTCAACAAGAATTCGAACAACAAATTCTCGATAGCCCTGTATTTGCAGAAAAATACGGTGACATTGGTAAAGGTTACGGACATCAATGGCGTAACTTTGGACATAACACAGAGTGCAAATACTCTGGAGATGGGTACCCGATCGGTGAATTAACGACTGTAGAAGGATTTGATCAGATCTCATGGGTTATCAATGAAATTAAAACAAATCCAGACAGCAGACGTTTAATCGTATCAGGGTGGAATCCACATGAAGTAAACCAAGTGGATTTACCTCCTTGCCATACAATGTTTCAATTTCATGTAAACGAAGGGAAATTATCTTGCCAATTATATCAACGTAGCGCTGACACATTTTTAGGCGTTCCATTTAATATTGCATCATACGCTTTATTGACTCACATCATCGCTTTAGAATGCGGACTTACAGTAGGTGAATTTATTTGGACAGGTGGCTGTGTTCATCTTTACAAGAATCACTTTGAGCAAGCTAAATTGCAATTAACACGCAGTCCACGCCAATTTCCAAAACTTGTGATCAAGAATAAAAAATCCTTCGATAATATGAATTCGAAGATTTTGAAATTGTTGACTATAATCCTCATCCATCAATTAAAGCAGAGGTTGCAGTATGAATCCATTAGACGTGCAAGTTGGCGGACAACACTATAAAAAGTACAAAATCCAACCTGTGGAATTGTATAATAAATTTAATCTAGGATTTGGTGAATCGAACCTGATTAAATATTCGATGCGTCATCAAGATAAAAATGGATTGCAAGATCTTGATAAAGTCTATCATTATTGTGATTTAATGATTCAATTTAATAACCCAGTTGGCAATTTTATGTCTTTTGATTACATTGAACATTTTGCACACATGAATAACTTATCACCTTTTGCAAAACAAGTGATTGAAGAAGTGAATCTTTGGCTTTTAAATAATTCAAGTGATCATCTTCAAAACATTAAGTCACTTATTCGTGAAGAAAGATCTAAGTATAAACCTTAATCGTCATTTATCAATAGCGTGTACAATGATATAAAAGTATCGTATAATGTCTATATAAACTAAAAGTGATTACTATGGAAATCTTAAATCAATGTATCAACGAATGTGGCGAAAGAGCTACTCGTCCATGCCACATAGAAATTTCAAACGTTGAATATAACGACACTGAAGCATCATTCGATATCGATAATGTTCCACTATTTGCAAAAATTAATTGGCGCTTCGATCAGGCTGGTGGATCTGGTGAACATTTTGTCAATGTATCGATTGATGAATTGCATATGGTTATACAAACATCTCATGGAAAATTTGTACCATTCCAAATTCATGTGCACAATGAGTTTGGATTTTCAATAAGAGCGATCGAGAATTTAATAGCTTCGACAATTTTCAGTCGAGAGAAGTCAAAGGCAGAAGACAATCATTGGAACTCTCTAATAGATTCTTATGAATCAAGTAAATACTAAAAGACACGGGCCGATGAATTAAACCATCGGCCTTGAGTCTTTATGTATCTTGATTTCCAATGGACTAAAACAGTTGTATTATATGGTGGTACAATCCCCCCTGGTTTGAGTTATAGCTATGAATTTAGATTTTGCGAAGCGGTTTGCGAAGCAAGGGTTTTTTGTTTTTCCAACCTTTATGGGTCGACAAGGTCAGCAAATGAAGCCGTATGGATGGGC